GAAATAGATGAGATAATCAAGCAATATGACCTATCAAAGATTAATAGGAATGGGTATTTGAGACTCCGCAGCTATTTTAACGAGTCGGAATCTAAACAGTCCGTTATTTTATATGTGTTAATTTGTTACGCCTTTAACAATCAGATGCGTTTTAATTCAAAAGGTGAATTTAATATGCCGTTTGGAGAAAGATATTTTAACCCTACATTAAGAGAAAGGTTTATAGAATTTTCGGAAGCAATCAGCAATAAAGGCTGCAAGTTCACCAATGCTGATTTTCGTGAGTTCATCGGCGTAGCGTTTGGCGAAAATGATTTTCTGTATTGCGATCCACCGTATTTTAATTCAACGGCAACCTATAATGAAAATGGCGGTTGGACTAATGCCGATGAGAAAGATTTAAGAGATATGCTTGCGACTTCAAATGTAAAATGGGCGTTATCAAATAACCTAAAAACAAACCTAACGTTAAAGGATTGGGCGGAAGGTCATGGATATAAAACCCACTATTTAAACACTACTTATGGAAACTGTAATTATCAGAAAAAAGACAAGACAAAAGATATAGAGGTCTTGATTACAAACTATTGAGGAGGACAACATTTAATGAAAACACTTACGGGGACAAGCCTAGCTGGAATGTCTCCTACAAGAGAAAGAGTGACTAATGATTTTTACGCAACACCATTCAATGCGACAGAAGCCATTTTAAAAAGAGAAAAATTATTTGGTAGCATACTCGAACCTGCTGCTGGTCAAGGGCATATATCAAAAGTCCTCAAAGAATTTTATCCATATTCAGAAATTGTATCTACTGATTTGGTTAGTAGAGATAGTCCTTTTGGAATTGATATTACTCCAAACGTTGACTTTCTTACATATAATTACAAACGCAAATTTGATAATATTGTTACCAATCCACCGTTCAAATTTGCAAAAGAATTTATTCTTCGATCATTGGATTTAGCAAATGAAAAAGTTATTATGTTTGCAAAAATCCAACTTCTTGAAGGGCAAGATAGATTGAAAATGTGGGAAAACACTCCTATAAAAACAATTTATGTGTTTTCTAAAAGAGTAAACCCAATGCGTAATGGTAGTGAGGTAGATGAAAAGGGGAAGCCTTGGGCAAGCACTATGTGTTTTGCATGGTTTGTATGGGAACATAATTATGAAGGCTTGCCAACAATAGAGTGGATTTAATTTTATTTGTATGGGCATATTCACAATGGTAGAGATACAAGACCTTTTAATGAGTATGCCAAACAAATGAGAGAGCGTGGTTTCCCTTATAGGTGTGCAAATGTAGGTTGTATGTTGCATGACTACACACCTGTAACACTTGATGACTTAGGGCTGAGGTGACATAAATGATTTCAAAGAAAATTCTTAACGCTCTTACGAAAGAGCAACTAATATTCCTAATAAATCAATATCAACATATGGAATTTATTATCTCGGAGATCTGTGTCAACGAGAGTAAGTGGCATATTCCGTTTGAGCAGGCGATAGAAAAGATAAGAAAAGAACTTCGCAACTGCAATTTCCCCTTTAGTACTTCTACAGAAGAATTTATATCACTTTTAGATTATAAAATGGGCAAAATTACACTTGACGAATACAAAGAAAGAATTGGAATTGGCTGAAAGGAGACAGAATGAAACTTCTGGAAAGTATAAAACTTGCAATGCAAGTTTTCCCAAATAGCTTTATTAATCGAAATAACGAGATTATTCTTATTCCAAAATTCAATGTCTATATTCAGCTTGACGATGTGAAAACAAATGAAGATTTCAAGGTAAAACTTTGTGAGTGGCTAAGTCGAGATTGCTCTTGTGCGTTAAGATATTCACGAGACAAAAGACTTATGAGATATTGGCAAGACAATACTAATGCTTTCAATAAAATTTGTGGAACTAATTTTACAATGGAGCAAATGAGTTATATCTATACATATTTGGGTAATAGCATAAAACATGATCTTACAAAACAGTTCGTAAGAAACGGATTTGACCTTTTTGTTATAGAGAAATATGCTCAAAAGGGCAATAAAGAGGTTTATTGATGAAAGAAATTAAAGTAGTGAAATATTCTAAACAATGGTGCAAAACACGAATGACAATATATACTATTATTTGTATTATTTCTTTTTGTGCTTTTGTTTTAACAATGCCAATTATGGCACATTTCTATGACGAATACGGCTTACATCATACTAAAACTATAGTAAGTGTAATGGTGGTTTTAACCTTTTTTGTGGTATGGTTATATTGCTATGCAAAGGCTATGCAGTTTGAGCATTATGAGAACTATATATACAACCGCAT